ACCGGCAGATCCTGCTGAGCCTGCTGATCCTGCACTACCTGCACTGCCTGCTGATCCGGCACTACCTGCACTACCTGCTGATCCAGCACTACCGGCAGATCCTGCTGATCCTGCTGATCCTGCACTACCTGCACTGCCTGCTGATCCTGCACTACCTGCACTGCCTGCTGATCCAGCACTACCGGCACTTCCTGCACTGCCTGCTGATCCTGCACTACCTGCAGATCCTGCACTTCCTGCACTACCTGCAGATCCAGCACTACCGGCACTTCCTGCACTGCCTGCTGATCCTGCACTACCTGCACTACCTGCTGATCCGGCACTAGCATCACGACCAGATGAACCAGATGTTCCAGATGATCCAGCACTGCCTGCAGATCCTGCACTTCCAGAACTACCTGCAGACCCTGCTGATCCTGCACTACCTGCACTGCCTGCTGATCCGGCACTGCCTGCACTACCTGCACTGCCTGCTGATCCGGCACTACCTGCACTACCTGCACTGCCTGCTGATCCGGCACTACCTGCACTACCTGCAGAACCTGATGATCCAGAACTACCTGCACTACCTGCAGAACCTGATGATCCAGAACTTGCATAAGTGAGACCAGAAGAACCAGATGTTCCAGATGAACCAGCACTTCCAGCTGATCCTGCTGATCCAGCACTTCCCGCAGACCCCGCAGATCCTGCTGACCCAGCTGATCCTGCACTACCTGCTGATCCTGCAGATCCTGCTGATCCTGCGCTACCTGAAGATCCTGCTGATCCAGCTGATCCTGCTGATCCTGCGCTACCTGAAGATCCTGCTGATCCTGCTGATCCTGCTGATCCTGCGCTACCTGAAGATCCTGCTGATCCAGCTGATCCGGCACTACCTGCACTACCTGCTGATCCAGCACTACCTGCACTGCCTGCTGATCCAGCACTTCCTGCTGATCCGGCACTTCCAGCTGATCCTGCTGATCCAGCACTTCCAGCACTTCCAGCACTTCCTGCACTGCCTGCTGATCCAGCACTTCCAGCACTTCCTGCACTGCCTGCTGATCCAGCACTTCCTGCAGATCCTGCTGACCCGGACGATCCAGCACTGCCTGCTGACCCGGACGATCCGGCACTGCCTGCTGATCCAGCACTTCCTGCACTACCTGCACTACCTGCTGATCCGGCACTGCCTGCTGACCCGGACGATCCGGCACTGCCTGCTGACCCGGACGATCCGGCACTGCCTGCTGATCCAGCACTTCCTGCACTACCTGCTGATCCTGCACTGCCTGACGATCCTGCACTCGCATCACGACCAGATGAACCTGATGTTCCTGCTGAACCTGCACTAGAAGAAATACCTGAAGACCCCGAAGTGCCTGAAGATCCTGAAGTACCTGATTGACCAGCATCACCAGTTCTAGCAAATGTTAAAATACACTCATCACCATTTGTAAAAGTTAATGTTGTAGAATTGCTATCTATTAATGATACACTTACTTCATGAATAGTATGTACAACATCAAAATTAGAAGATGATATAGTGAATAGCATAAATTCACTATTATCAACTCTATTAGAAATTTTAACATGTCCTTTTATTTGACTTGTTGATGCATCAATTATGCTTAAAAAATCATGAATATTTGTTCCACTAGCATCTACATGATTAATAAACAAATATTGAATATCATCAATTGTGGATGTGTCGAATGAAAATTCACCACTTCCTGATGCTCCAGATGTACCTGTTGTAGAATTAAAATCAAATTGAAAGGATGCTCCTCCAAAATTTCCATCAACACCAGAAGTTCCTGATGATCCTGATGTGCCAGAAGATCCAGCACTAGCATCACGACCAGATGAACCGGATGTTCCTGCTGATCCAGCTGATCCGGCACTTCCAGCACTTCCTGCACTGCCTGCTGATCCAGCACTTCCTGCAGATCCTGCTGATCCGGCTGATCCAGCACTACCTGCACTGCCTGCTGAACCTGCTGATCCGGCACTTCCAGCACTGCCTGCTGAACCTGCTGATCCGGCACTTCCTGCACTGCCTGCTGAACCTGCTGATCCGGCACTTCCTGCACTGCCTGCTGAACCTGCTGATCCGGCACTTCCTGCACTACCAGCAGATCCAGCACTACCAGCAGATCCAGCACTACCAGCACTACCTGCTGACCCTGCTGATCCAGCACTACCTGCACTGCCTGCTGACCCCGCTGATCCGGCACTTCCAGATGAACCAGCACTACCTGAACTTCCTGATGATCCTGCTGAACCTGCACTTCCAGATGACCCTGCACTTGCATCACGACCAGATGAACCTGATGTTCCAGATGAACCAGCACTGCCAGATGAACCTGATGTTCCAGATGAACCAGCACTACCTGAACTTCCTGATGATCCTGTTAAACCAGATGAACCTGCTTTACCTGAACTTCCTGATGATCCTGTTAAACCAGATGAACCTGCTTTACCTGAACTTCCTGATGATCCTGAGATGCCTGAGCTGCCTGATGTTCCGGCACTACCAGCAGTACCTGATGATCCTGAACTCATCTGTGTTAATATATTTGATCTCAGTATAACAGAACTACTATTTTGTCCAGATTCTATATAAAGACCATCATCAGAATTAACAGTGATATGATCAACTTTTGATACTGTATTTCCTGAAATTTTTGATTCAGTAACTTCTAATGGAGGTGAAGCTTCTCCAAATTCCAATGTTCCATTAGCAGTAACACGTAGAACATCTCCTTCTATACCTAAATTAGATTCATTTACTTCTTTTAATTCTGTTACAGATAGAATTTTTTGTTGATTAGTATCCCTAATCGTAAAATCATTACCCGATGAACTAGCAAATCCTAGAACTGCATTTTGTGTTCCTGTACCAATTTTTAGAGATTGAGTATCACCTATCGTTAGAGAACGATTAATAACTAAATTTTTGTCATCATCTATCGATAATATATCAGGATCAAAAGATAAGATTATTGTGGAAGTATTTTGTGCAGCAAATAAACCGCTTCCGGTTTTGATGGATTTGAATTGAAGAGTTACTGTGCTAGTGTCTTGTTTTACATCAGATAATATTTGAACTGTATTGGAAGAAACTGATAAGTTTTGTGCATTTGCGGTTTTTGCGTCACCTCCTCCGCCTCCATAATATTCACCCCACCCAACAGCAACTTTTTGAGCAGTTTGGGCTGCTTGAGAACCTATATTTTTAACAATAGTTTTTAATGTCTCTATTTCTTGTTTTAAAGGTTCTACCTTTGCATCATCACCTTTTTCACCTTGTGGACCTTGTGGACCTTCAAGTCCTCTCGGTCCCACAGGACCTTCAGGACCTTGCAAACCTTGTGGACCCATCTTACCGGGTTCGCCTTTTTCGCCTGTATCACCTTTAGGTCCAGGCAATCCTTCTAAACCTTTTTCCCCTCTCTCACCTTTCGGTCCTTGCTCACCTTTAATTTCAAGAACTTTTATTTTTTCACCAGTTACAGGATCTAAGATTTCTCTAATTTCTTTTATGAAATCTTGTTTAGCTCTTTTTAATTCTTTTTGAGTATATGTTAAAGAGGCAGCTAAAACTTCATTAAGTTTTAGCTGTTGGTTTTTATTATCGGTTGACATTTAATTAATCGTCTAAATTTATAGTAGAAAGAATATCATTAATAGTGTTTTTCAATTTCTCATCATTTTTACTGGAATCTATTTTTTCTTGTATAATTTTATCAATTTTCTCTTCCGTCAATAATTCTCCATTGTCATAAATTTTTGAGTCAGTCTGTAGACCCATTTTCATATCATCTTCTCCTGAAAATCTAGGATCTTCTAACTCTTTGGCAATTTCATCATCATTTATTCTTATTTCATCATCACTCATTTGTAAAATATTTCTTCTAATATAATCATTAGAATAATATTTACCGGCATATTCTGATAAATCTCTGAGTAAGTTTAATCTATCCTGTAAAACTTCATTTCTTTTTATTTCTGTAAAATGACTATCAGATTCATAATGATAATATATTTCATTTTTTATTTTTTTCCAATCATCACGATTCATGATGCCCTTCAAACTCAACTGTCTTTCTAACAATTCATCAAATAAAATTGAAAATCTATTTTGTAGTCTATTCACGAATCTTGTGAATTTTACTTCATCTCTAGAAATTTCGGTTGCTCGGCCTATAGTATAACTTGCTTCTGATTCCAATCTGGATAAAGGTACTCCGAGTGATTTGTAAAGTTTTTTCTGAAAATATATGACATCTTCAATATCTCCAAGATTTTGTCCTCCTGGTAATGTTGTAACTTCGGTTCCTCTACCTCCTTCCATTCTTGGCATCCAATAGTCTTCAAGCATAGACATATGTTTTCTATCATCACGAATTTCTCCAGTGTTAGCATCATAAACAAGTTTATTTTTATATCTAGCCATTAAATCACGCATATACTGTTCAGCACGAACTTTTGGTAAATTACCTACATCTACATAAAAAATTCTTCTTTCAGGAGCTCTAGATATACGATATATTACCAATGAATCTTCTATCATCCTTAACATATTCAAAGGTTTAATAGCTTTATGTAAATATGATAAAACTAAAGATTTATTAGAATTTAATAATCCTGAATGAAAATATACAATGGAATCTATTGAAATTTTTAATCCTGATGCTGCATTAGTAAATGCAGTACCCATAGTTTGACCTTGTGACTGATAGATTCCTTTTTCATTGTATACATAATATTCTTGAATTTGTTTTTTAGTGGAACCGTCAGGAAGTCTGGTTGTTTGGTTTTCTCTGATTTTTTTTATTTTGCGAGGATCCAAAAGGCGTAATTCATATATACCTTTTTTTGGATTTTTATCATCGATCATCACATGATAATACATTCTGCCATCAATATACCATCTTCTAAATAAATCATAACCTACATTTTGAAAATCTAATAGTTTTGTAAGTTCTTTGAATTCAATTCTAATTTTATCTTTTATATTTTCAGATAAATTTAAATTATCTAATTTAATATCAACTATAGGTTTATCTTTAATAGATATGACCGCTTCATTAACAATGTCATCTATGGCATTTTCAACTTCTGCCTGTATAGCCATATCTCTATAACGATTTATTAATTCTGTTTCACTTTTTATGGCACCTTCAGTATCAATATAAGTTCCATAAACTCCTCCTGAAGCGACAGTAACAGCACCATCATCACGTTCTGCCTCTGCAAAAGTTTGTATTTTTACATCTTTTTTTTCTTTTTTTCCAATAGTAAAGCCGAAAATGTCAATTGCCATGTTTATTCCTGAAATGCAAGTGAATAAAATATTACTGTTTTATTTATTCACTTGCAAAATCAGAAAATATTACATATTTACATTTGTTTGTTATGCAATACTAATCGGGGTTGGACCTACAGTAGTAGTTTCTGCAGTAGATGGTGTTGTTGCTGTCCAATAATCATAAGCAAAAGTTACAGTAAATTCTTCAACGGAATCATTATCACCCCAATCCAAAGTTATTTCACTAATATCTATAGGAAATAAATTTTTAAATTCATATTGTCTTTGTATAAACGGAGCACTTGAAGATCCTATTTTTGAAAGTTGATTAACTATTGCAGAATCCGCTAAAGCATAACCAGAATGATCTTCTCTATAATTTTCTTCATGCGCATTAATATTTTCCATCCAATGTTCAAAAGCGGAACGATAAGCAAAACTTTCATCATTTATCACTGTTACCGTCCAATCGGCAAAAGTTCTATTTCCTGCCAATTTTACTTCTCTGCCAAAATATGGTACTGTTACAACACCTATAGTAGATCCAGGTATTGATGCTGCCCTACAAAAAAACTTAAAATCTCCAGAAGTATTTTCAAAATAATAATTTGCTAAACCAGGTATTTGAACCTCAAACAAATTTGGTCTTGCGCCATCTAGTGCCATCGCACTTCTAAATGATGAAACATTAAAAGCCATTTGTATTTCTCCTTAATTAAATTGCATTTACTACTTCATTGAAT